TAGTGACGGGAGTAACGCTATAAATAAATAAGAATATAAATAAATAAATAAATAAGAAATACATATATAAAGGGTGCGTTATGTTACGTTACGTTACGAGCGTTACGTTTTTTGTTTGTATATTTCTGTATATGGAAAATAGCAAATATGACAATGGAATCGCAGGTAGCGCAATTCAGCGCAAGGTTAAGAGCTTTTTCGGTGAAGGTCTGTTTGACAAGAACTCACCCGATTGCCTTGTGCAGAGCAACGCCTTCGGTGAGCTGCCTTACCACGATAGCCTATCTTGCTATGAGCTTGGGCGCATCCTGTATGCGGGAATCAACCCGCAGATAAAGATTATGGAGAGTGACAGGGAGCTTTTCGCCCTTCTCACCATAGCGAAGAACACGGGTATGCGCTCCGACAAGCTAGGAGTGTACATAATGAGGGCTGTGAGCCTTATCTTGCAGAACTCCGACCGAAAACGTGGCTACGATTTTCACGGCTACAGGGGGCGCATAGCGGAGAACCTGCGTGACGATGGCCTACGGGCGGCAATTGACGCAATCAAGTATTGGAATCCCGAAAGAAAGGGCAAGGGAGAGAAACCCGCTTATTCGTTCTTGACCTACTGCATCATCAGAAGGATGAAGGGAACGCTTACACGGCACAAAAACAAGATTATCAATCAAATCAAGAGGGCTGAAAAGAACGGAAACCTCGCAAATCCCGAACTTTACGTGTGTTTGGGTGCTTTTACCAAGGAAACATACTTTGACGGGCGTAAAATATCTAATGAAGGCGATAACAGGGTCTTTGAAGATTCTCACGCCTATTTCAACCGACTTAAACAGCAAGCCAAGCAGAGGATAAAGGAAAAGTATGGCAATAACAAACCCGCAGATTCTGAACCTGTTAAGGCAGGGTAGCCAAGTTATGCAGCCTTCCCTTCTCTTGGGAAGAAGCGGACAGATGGTAGACAGGGGGCTTGGTTGGGCTGTAGGAGCCGTTGATGCGGGTAGGGGTGTTGGAAAGTCTACGGAAACAGCCGTTGAGCTTGGTCTTGCGGGAGCGCAGGGCGAACCCGACCCCGAAACGGGAATTGCAGAAAATATCCAAGACCCGACCGCAGAAAGATACATCTTTGTAGGCAACATTGCCTGTTGCCCCGAATGCGCCCGAATGAGTGGTATGGAAGTACCAGCAGGTGTGAGCATCCTTGAAATTTCTCACCCGAATTGCCGTTGTCAGATTGTACCCGAAAGCGTAGCTAGAACGATGTTAGGTAGCGAATCCACGCTGCCCAACCCGATTAACCCGAAAACGGGTGTTCCGTACACGAACGAAGCTACGGACTACGCCATTATCAAAAGTTTACACAACAACGAACTAGCCGACCGCAGAAAGCGGTTTATGGGGTTGTAATATGGGAAGAAAACGCAAACCTAACACATTGGTCACAATCGCACAGAAAGTGGCCTTGCAGCCCGAAAAGGAGCAGATGGCTACCCACCTATTGACAGGTGTTGATTTAGCCTGTGAAGGGGCTGAAAGAACGTGTATCAGCACGTTCAGAACCCGTGACAGCGAATATGAGCTTTGCGACACGAAAATCTTGAAGGCGGGAATCAATGTTTAAGCAAGAAGACATTGAAATCCCGAAAGAATCGCTTGACATTCTGATTAAGAGCGACCCGTCCTTGTGCGATTTCGTCACGAAGGCTGTTAGGGCTATGCGCTCCGATGAAAAGGTCAGATTGGCCTGTTTCAGTTCCGAAGGTATGAACGATTCCTTTATGAAATACCTTCTGTACAGGCTTGATATTCGCAGGGACAGCCCGATAATTGACTACATCTGCTACCCACAGGCAAAAATCCATCAGCAGCTCGCAAAGTTCCTTCTTGACGAATACGAATTGGCGAAGCGTGACTACGAAATTCAGCTCGCATCCGATTGGATTGCTTCGGGCAACGAAAAGAGTGCGGCTGCGAAGGTTCTCTCCGTCCTTAAGAAGGAAACTTGGGGCGACAAGCCAATCAGCATCAACAACAACGCACCTACGCAGATTCTTTTCTGCGAGAAGGAAAAGACCAAGACCCCGCAAGAGCGTGTCGGTTGGAACGGCGTTGACAATTTCGTCAAGGAGAATAACATCTGAATCCAAAAGCAGAAAACGTGATGCGGATAAACCTGTTACCGCATCAGAAGCGGTTCTTGCAGAGCGAAAAGACCTTCACGATTCTCTGTGGCGGTCGCTCCTGTGGCAAGACCTTCTGCGCATCGTGGCTTGTGGTCAGATGGCTTCTTGAAGGATTTGATGTTCTCTGTACCGCACAGAGCTACAAGACCTTGGAACGTGTGCTTTTCAAGGGCGTTGTGGAAAAGATTTCAGAAATGGGAATACAGCCCGAATGCAACAAGACGAAGATGGAAATTCGCTTGAACGGGCATACGGCTTATTTCTATTCAGCCGAAAAGTCAAACATTGACAACGTGCGTGGTCTTACCAACATCAAGGCTTTGGTGATGGATGAAGCGGCCTTGGCTTCCAAGGAATTTTTGGATGTTGCTATGGCTACCCTTCGTGGCGAAGGCATTGGCGACCCAAGAATCTATATGATGTCAACCCCGAAGGGTGGTAAGAACTTTTTCTCAAAGGTTATCAGAGAAACACCGCCCGAAGATATTGAAATCATCTACGCCCGTTCCCGTGACAATACAACCTTGTCCGAAAAGTTCTTTAGGAGCCTTGAAGCTACCTATTCGGGCGTTTTCGCAAGACAGGAACTTGAAGGCGAAATCCTTGATTCAGATACTCCCGACCAATTGTTCAGCTCTACGATTATATCGCAGATGATGCACAGGCAGACGGGCTTTACGGAGTTTGATATTCCCGTTATCGGCATAGATGTTGCCCGATTCGGTGACGATACCACAACGGCTTACCTGCGCAGGGGTAGGAATGTTCAGCTTTTATTCAAGGTGAACGGGGCTGATTCGTTTGCTATCTACGAAAAAGTCCGTCAAGGAATAATGAGCCACAACTTGAAAAAGAACCGAACAATCTTGAACTTTGATGGTACGGGCGGTTTCGCATCGGGTGCGGTTGATATTTGTCGCAAGGGCGGTTTTTTCGTGAACGAATTGCATTTCAACGCAATCGCAAACAATGTGAGCGATTATTTCGGAAATTTGAGAACATTGATGTATTTCAATTTCAGCGAAGCTGCCAAACGAGGGCTATCAATTCCCTACGATGAACAGGTTGAAATGCAGCTATCCTGTGTAAGATATTTTATAGACGGGCAAGGCAAGCGTAGAATCATCCCGAAGGAACAGATTAAGGACATTCTAGGATATTCCCCCGATGATTCTGATGCCATTGCGTTGACCTTTGCGCAGGGTGACTTGGAAAATCCGTTTAGGGCTGAAATGGGCGTTTTTGACCCGAATTACGATTTTGATTCTGCGATGGCAGCAATTAACAACTCTTACGAATGGAGAAAGGCATAATGGCAGAGAAAGACTTTGACCAAGATACTTTGGAACGATTGAAAACATTCCTAAAGGACTTTGACGCAAAATGCGGAAAAGATATTGTCCGTATGCGCAAGGACAGGGAATTTGCCTGTGGCGACCAATGGAACGAATACGTTTCTACAGAAAGCGGTCGCCCCGAAGCCGTGTTCAACATCATTGACAATTTTGCCAACGCAATCTTGAACCCGTTCCTATCCAAGCCGTTTGATATTACCTATACGCAGGTTGACAAAACATCCACACCCGTTGACAAGATTAACCTGTGGGTCAAGGAATTGCAGAACGAATGGCAGACAAAGAACGCCGTTGAAACAGGTCTTGATGCAGCTATCAAGTGTGGGCGTGGTTTCTTCTACGCAACCAATACCGAAGAAAAGAAGGCTGCGATATTCGCAGTAGATGACCCTACGATGGTGATGTTTGACCCGAACTCCACGGAAATCAATGGCTCCGATGCGGAGCAGGTAGCTGTGGTTGAGTACATTTCAAAGAACAAGGCGAAATCAAAATATTCTGAATATTACGATGAAGAAGCCCGTGGGAACATTTCTCCGTACTTGGGCGACAACTACCGACCGCAAGAAGATTCTAGCACAATCATTCACTACTATGAAATGCAATGGGGAAAGATTGAGGAAGTTGACGAAAGCGGGAATAAGGTTGAAAAGGAATACAAGTATATCCTTTATACAAAATTCCTTGATGGAGTAATCATTTCGCAGCAGCAGCTCCCGCTGAAACATATTCCCGTTGTTCCCATTTGCGGTTCTCGTACTTGGCTTGACAAGCATCGTACTTTTGTCGGAATTACGCACAAACTCAAATATCCGCAGATGGTCATTAACTATGCAGTCCGTCAGTTGATGGAACGCCTAGCCCGTACCCCGAAATCTCAAATCATTATCGGCAAGACAGCTTTGCAGGGTAATGAAAAATATTACGAAAATGCGGACAAGAATCTTTCCCCGTTGCTGCCGTTCAATGACTTTACAAGCAATGGTGCGAAGATTGACCCGCCCGTTCGCTTTGACAACTCCGTACAATGTGACGATATTATTCAGATTGTTTCGGGTCAGATTGACCTTATGTCAAGTATTGTCGGTATGCCTTCAACGGGCATCGCAAACAGCTTGGGCGCAGAAGAAACCGCTGAAAGTATTCTGTTACGAACAAAGTCTACAGAAAGCAACGTTTCGCACTACATTGAACACGCCAAGCAGAGTATGAAGCAGCTTGCAGAAATTCTCTTGGAGTTTTACACGATGTACAGCGAAGAACCGATTGTAGGTGTTCGCCCTGTTATCGGTAGTGGCCCCGAAACCATCACATCCAAGATGGAAGCCCGTAGGCAGCTTCTCGCATTGTCGCAGCTCTACCCCGAAAATATGAAGCCCGTGATTGCTTACGGCATCACAAAGACTTTGGATAACATTGAAATTTCTAGCATCAGCAATATGCTTGCGAAATTGTTGCCGCCCGAAGTTCTTTCTGATGAAATTCCGCAGGTTGCGCAGTTGCAGCAGCAGATGCAGCAGGTTATCGCATTTGACAGGCAGCAGATGGCGCAGAAGGATGAAACAATCAAGAGCTTGCAGAATCAGATTTTGCAGTTGCAGCTTAAGACACAAAGCGATTACGAAATTGCAGCGATGAATAACGCAAGCAAGGAAAAAATCGCTGCGATGAACCTTATGAGCAAGCAGCAAGAAGTAGAACAGAAGGGCGCACTTGATGCGCAGAAGATGTATATGGATGCTGAACTTGAACAGCAGAAGGCCGCAGCGGAAATTGAAACCAAGACGAAGCTTGCAAGCATTGACTTGATGAAAAAGGTTGGCGAGCTTGACATTCAGAAGCAGAAGAACGAGCTTGAAATGGAAAAGCAGAGCCGACAAATTTTGATGCAAAGTCAAAAAACACCCGAATAGTGTGTAATATATAAAATGAGCGAGGTAGCTAGTGCCTTGTTCATTTTTGCAAACCAAAACTAGATAGGTAGAAAGATGAACGCTACAGAAAGACTTGATGCGGTTATTGCCCGTGAACAGGAATCTTCTCAAACTTTTGAGGATTTGGAGAAGTCACAGAACCCGAACCTTCAACAGCCGAATGCAGAAGAACCCAAAGTAGTAGACAATGACCATCCGAACACTCCCGAACCGAATGTGACAGGTGAAGGCGGTGCTGAAACTCCCGTTGAAGCGGAAAAAGCGGGTGCTACAGGTGGGCAGCATACACCTAACGAGCCTTCCGTAGAAAAGAAGGATAACGAAAACCCGAACGATAAAAGCCATTCTCCCGAAGAACAGCGCAAGTACACTTGGCAGAAGCTCCGAAACGAAAATAAGGAGTTTAAGGCCAAGAATGAAGCCTTGAATACCCAAATCAAGCAGCTTCAAGAACAGATTGCAAAGTTCAAGGAAGAAAAGCCTTCGGAGCAGCAATATACCGAAGAAAATTTCCGAAGCAAGGAAGATTACTTTAGGTATCTTGCGCATCAGCAATATCAGCAAGATTCAAAGCAAGCGCAGCAGCAGCAAGCGGAACAGGCTCTCGCCAATCTCCAAGAACAGCAGAGAGCTATGACCATTCTCCAAAGAGAAGAAGCTTTGTTCCCTGCCGAACAGCGTAAGCAGTATTGCGATGTTGTGAATGCAGCGATGGAAGCGGGTATGAGTAATGCGTTGAATGCCAACCCCGATGTTATGGAATTTTTGGATAACAGCGAAATGGCTCCACGTTTGCTTTATCACTTTGCATTGAAGCCCGAAGATTTCTTCAATATCGTAAACAACCCGAACCCGACCTCTCGCAAGTTTGCATTGGCTCGCTTGGAAGAAGGTTTATATCGGACTTTCGTCTTGAACAAAGGTGCGGCACAGCCCAACAATGGCGGTGAAGCACAGCCCCCGAAAAATTCGGATGTTCCTAATCAAACGCCACCGAAGAAGCAGGTTCCCATCATCGGGAAGATTGGCGAAGGCGGTGACAAGTCTAACAGCGATACGGCATCAGAAGCAGAAATTATGAAGTCTTATCGCAAGTACACAGCATAACAGGATGGTTATACTATGGCTAACGAAACCAATTCTTTCAGCCTAAACCGCAAGACGCAGTATCTCGCTGCTGCGGTCAATGACAATGTTCCGTACATTCAAGCTTCTCGTTCCTACCTTAAGGACAAAGTAGATGGCAAGAAGTGCGGCATGACATACAACTTCTACTTCCCCGACCCGGGCAAGGCCTATGCGGGTACAAGCGAAGTTGACATTACCAATGACCTTAAGACAATCACAGAACGTGAAGTGTCTTGTACCCTTATGAACGCCCGTACAAGCGTTGACCTTGGTACTTGGGAACGCCTTACCGAAATTGAAGATTTCGTGAACGAAGTCGCAGAACCCCGTGGTCAGACCCTCGCAACTGAAATTGAAATTGATTCTATCACCCGTGGTTGGAAGGTTTCTGATGGCGCAAAGGTGATTAACGCCAATGAACTCGGTATGGATGATTTGGCAGGTCTTGCCGCAAGCTTGAAGGCTATCCGTAGCCGTGGCAAGTTCCGTGGTTTTGCACACCCCGCATTCTTCCATTCTCTCGGTGCAAAGAACCTCTCCCTGTTCTTGCCTAGCGACATTATGCGTGAAATCTATCGTTCCGCATTCATCGGCAACTATATGGATGTGGATTGGGTTTCCGAAACCTATATGCCGACCCTCTCTGTGACGGGCGCACAGACCGCTGCTAACGTGACCGCCATCGGAACCGATGGTATCAGCATCACGGGTACTAACCTGTATGTTGGTATGATGTTCACTTTGAGTGGCGTTGAAGCCAAGTGTACCGATATGTTCGGTCGCAGAACCGCAGAAGATAAGGTGTTCATCGTTGAATCCGTGAACGAAGCAAAGACCGCAGGTAAGCTCTCGCAGAAGATTGTTACCCACGATGGTACAGCAAGCGTGACGGGTGCAGAAATCACCAACTGCAACACCTATGGCGCATTCACCGCCATTTGCACCGCAGGTCTTACCGCAAAGACCCTTCTCACCGCTACGGGTGATTACACCATCATCCAAGCCCGTGATGCCGATGCCCTTGAATGGGACACCTACAAGCATCCGAAGCTTGATGGTTGCACCGAATCCACGCAGCGTGTGGGTAAGATTACCGCACAGGTCGCAAAGTGGGCTAACGTGTACACCCGTCAGCAGATTGTCCGTGTGGATGTTCCGTACATCTCGCAGATGATTGACGGAAGGCGCAGCCGCTTGCTTGTGGTCAAGCTCCCGTAAGAATAGTCATTGTTGGTTTGCCAATGACAAAAGGACTACCCCGATTGGGGTAGCCCCTTTTTTTACCTTAAGGAGACGTTTGTAATGTTTACGGAATTTAGAAGAAGAAAGTTTGAATTTTAGGTTTAACTTTCAGTTGATTCTCCCGTAGGCAAATGCTACGATGGCGGGTCTAGGCTTTATCATAATGGCGCCGATTCAGCGATACCCGCATCTTTCTTACGCTAGTGCGCACAACGCAAGAATATTCTTATTGAACTACATCTGATTTTCTTACGGAAGGTGCAGGGCTTGAACCTGCAAGTGCTTTCATACGCTTGTTTAGCAAACAAGCCCCTTACCAATTTGGATAACCTTCCTAGTTAAAGCTGATGTGTGGACTTGAACCGCAAACCTATCGCTTACAAGGCGATTGCTCTACCGATTGAGCTACATCAGCCATTCGTTACTTCTTCGGGGGCTTCTTACCGCCACCCTTCTTTGTACCACAGGGCATAGCTTTCTCCTTTGTTTTGTGTTGTTATTATCCAATCAAATCCTTAATTCGTTCACCAAGAACATCAACGTATTCTTGCATCGCCTTGGCCTGTTTCTTCCAAAGCTCCTTGTGCTTTTCACTAACGAAATCGGGGTTTGCTTTGATAGCATCTTTCAGCTTGTTAAGATTATGAGCAACCTCACGCCTTTCGTAAGAAATTTCGCAAACAACATCTTCATTTGTTCGCATTCTCTTGCCGATAAAACCATCTATCGGCATTTTTGCTTCTTCGCAATCACCCATTATTTGACATCACTTGTTAAGGTGTTGAAGTAGAACCCGATATACTTTTCAGATTCTGTGTACAGGTTGCTTTCTGAAATGAAATCAGCCTGTGCTTTCTGAACCGAATAGTAATTTTCGGGCGTTGATAGAAATTTAAACTTTTCCATTATCGTCTTTGGCGTGTCAGATTCTGTAACGGCTTGGCATTTCAAGCATCCGTTATAAGGGGAGCCTTCAAATACATCGCCCATAAACACAGCACCCAAAGCAGCGGCTTCAAGCATCTTGATATTTGACTTTGCCCTGTTGAAATCCACGGGAGCCAACGGAGCTATCATAAAGTCAGCATTGATTGCCTTAAGCACAGACGGGTAAGAAAATGTGTGCGACCATTGGATGTTACCGATTTTTTCTCCAAGCTTCTTTCCGAAAAATTTGATTTTCTGTGTAGACTTACCAAAAACAATAACATCAAAAATATCGTTTTCAACACCCATCTTGATAAAGGTTCGCCATTTCTCGGAGAAATCAAGGGTTGCACCCCTATCGCCAAAATGGGAAATAGAACCTGTGTAGCAAATAAGCGGTTTCTTGTTAAGCTTATGTGTGGGGTAGCCGAAAAGATAACGTGATACAACATTAGGAATGGTCTTTACATTCTTCATTCCGTTTTCTTCAAGCTTTTTCGCAAGGAATGCGGTAGAAGCTACAATCAAGTCCATCTGCTTTGCAAACACCACGATTCTATCAACCGCAAGCTTTGTTTTCTTGTCAAGCACATCGGATGCGCCATTGTCACCCGCCTTGAACGGCAAATCGTCAAAGTCCATCACAAGATTGTACTTGTAACCTTTTTCTTTGCGCAGCTTGATATAATGTTCAATACAATACTTTGTCATATCAGAAGCATCGGATTTGAACACGATTGCAGCGGTCTTTGACAAAATTCTTTCGTCATTGATTTCAAAAGGCGGTTCAAGGAATCTGTATTTGCAATTCTCAACATTGTTGAGGTAAGTGGCGAGAGAACGGAATCTGTAGAATCCGCAGCCTTGCTTATCGCCAACATAACCTATGATGAATGTTTGACCTTCATAGGTCTTTACATTTGGTTTGGTTTGCATAAATAGCTCCTGTTATTGAACAATATAGTTTATTGTGCGTAAAATATATATACGAAAAGATTCTTTTAGGGTAAAATTATGGCTACAATTAGGGATATTATCACAGCAGCCTACAGATATTCGGGTATTTTGAATGACAAGGCAGAACCCGATGGCAATAGGGCTACCGAAGCCGAAGGGTTTCTCAACCAAATCATCTACAACTACAACTTGGAGAACTACCTTCCATATTGTCAGAACGTGAGAGAGCTTCCCGCAGGTTTTCAGACCTATGAATTTTTCGTACCCGAAGAAGAAGGTGAAGAAGCACCTGCACCGCAAGTTACTTTTGGCGGTATTCCGCACATTATTGATGAAATCCAACCCGTAAGCATCTTGCAGGTCGCTTACAAGAACGGAATAAGTTGGTCGCCCATTGATGTTGTCGGTTTCGGAGCCATCACTCCTTACATTCTTAATGTACCCGCAGTTCCCGCTTTGGCTACGTATCAGCGCACAGGCAAAGCAGGTTTCATTTATCTTAATCGCCCGACAACCCGTGATATTAGAATCGTTTATAACAGAAATTTGGAAAAAGTAACTCTTGACGATGTGCTTGATGCACCGCCCGAATACGTTCAGTTGTTCATTATAACACTTGCTATTCGCTTGGCTCGCAAGTATAAGTTACCTACAACCGATTTAGAAGTTCTTATCGCAGAAAAGGATGATATTCTTAACAAGATTCAAGACAGGAACAAGAATGACCATCACATCCTTTATACGAATACGGACACAAATCCGTTCTACAACATTCTTTCGCCTAGAGGTTGGTAATGAGCGAAAATTACGGAATTGAGTTACCTTCCATTGTTGGCGGTTCCTATGAAGGCAGGTTCAAGGTTGTTTCTCCCGAAATATCCTTGAATATGTTTGTTGAACCTGTGAATACGGGTAACAACGGATATACGGACAAGATTCTGAAATCCATTGATGGCAACGAAGCCGTTCTCTATTTTGGAGAAACGGAAGCTTCAAATGAACCGAATGAAGATTTTACCTTCGGTGTAGGATGCCGTGGCCTTTACACAAGTTCTTCAAGCCCCGAAGGTGTTCCGTATATGTATGCGGTATTTGACAAGAGCCTTTGGCGCATCAAGCCCAATATGAAGGCTGAAAGCTGCATCAAGATTGGCGGTATTGAAGCGGTCAAGCAGCCTGTAAGATTCGCTGAAAGCGGTGGTGTAAATTCGCAGCTATGTATGGCTTTTGGCGCAACAAATACATTGGTTTGCGGCTTGCTTGATACGGATGCCGATGTTCACTTGCAGGTTATCCGAAACCCGATTAACCCGTACAATCCGTTCAACCAAAACAGCAATCCCGAACTTAACACAACGCCCTGCCGTTCAACGCACATCGTTGAGATGAAGTCACGTATCTTGATTAACGATGCGGACTACGGGCAGGTTTTCATTTCCCGTGTAGGAGCGTTCCAAGGCGGTACGATAAAGGTCTATGACCTTGATGCCGATGGCAAGATTCAGTATGAGAGAGATGGCTATACGCCCAAGTACAAAGAAGTTTTCGCAAACGAATGGGGTTGGAAGGATGATAGGGGAGCGTATATGTACTACACTCCGCTTTCCGATACGGGTGACAAGGTTCTCGCTATGGAGTGCATCAACAATGGTACTCTATTCGTGTTCGGTAGCCACAGCTATGCAGTTCTCACGATGGAAGATAGTGAGTATCAGTTGAAGAATACGCTGATGGGTAACAACATCGGTATAGCAGCACCGCAGAGCCTTGCAAAGACGGAGAATGAGCTTTGTTGGCTTGGCAGCGGTGACGATGGTCATAACGGCATTTGGAGCGTTGCGCTTGACGGAAAACCGAAGAAGATTTCCACGTTCGCTTTGGATAGGGAAATTCAAGCGATGGATGTTACAGAAGATGCTTTCGGTTTCGGTTACAACTACGCAGGGCATCATTTCTATGTAATCACGTTCCCCGCAGCAGACAAGACTTTCGTCTACGATTTTGATACGCAGCTTTGGCACAACCGAAGCACCCGTGATGCGTTGCTTGATATTGACCATTTTTGGTTCCCTGTTTTTGCCCATCAGTTCAACGGCAAGGTTTACCTCGGTAACTACGAAAACAATTGCTTGATGAAGGTGGTTGAAAACAAGCATACTGAATGGGATGGTCGCCCGATTCGCAGATTGCGCAGAACCCCGATTATCGTTTCTGATTTGACAAATTTCATTGTAAATGAGTTTAGGATTGAGTGCAATGTAGGTACAACTCCTTACGAAAACCCGTTCAGCGATATGAGCGTAGACCATACGGGCGAAGCTTGGCAGAATGCGGGGTATAAACCCGCTGTAATGGGAAGGTTCAGCGCAGATGGGGGTAACACTTGGCAAGACCTTAACGATGCCTTTATGGGGCGTACAGGCGAATATGATTACCTGTGTCAGTTCCTTGGTCTTGGAATGGCTCGCTTGGGCGTTATTGAAGTTTCGCTTACGGCTCCCGTTGATTGGGTGATTACAAACAGCAAGATTCGGTACACCCGCACAAGAGGTTTCTAATGCAGATAGATACCGCAGAAAGCAAATTTACCCGAATCAGCGAAGCTTGGTCAAAGAACTTTGACGAATTGCGCATTTCGCAGACCCTTGAAGCTTTGAAGGGTGTATGGGGTAATGATGAAAGCGAAGATGGCGTAAAGGTCGCAAAGTTCGGAAAAGCCGTTTTTTGGCAAAAGCTTGGCGCAGGGTCAAAAACTTTCACAATTCCTAAATGTGAATACAGATACTATTGTAAAATATATGGTGACAACGGCTTTCTTGGCAGCATCTTCATTGAAGCTGAAAAAGAGCAGATTACCATTTCGCAACCCGAAAATACCCGATGGCAAGTAGAGGGTGTTTTCATACAGGAGAATTAGAAAATGCCAATTCCTATGCTAATCGCAGGTGGTGAAGCTCTTGCAGGTACTTTGATTAACGCTGATGCGCAGAAAAGGGCTAATCGTGAAGCGCAGCAGGGCGCAGCCAATGCAGCTAATCGTGCAGCAGCAGCTTGGGGCGAATTAAGCGGTAACTATACAGCAAATGAACAGACTTTGCGTGATTATGAAGGCAAGGTTGGTCAGACCTACAGCCCCGAAATGCTTCAAAGTCTTTCTACGCAATATCGTAAAATGCTTGAAAGTCCCGAAGAATTTATGTACAATCCTACGGACTTTGACTACACAAAGAACATTGAGGATTTCTACGATAAAGCTTGGGAAACAAACGCAAACGCACAGCAGAGGGCTTTGGAACGCTCCGCAGCAAATGGCGGTGGCCTGTACAGCAGCGGCCTTATCAACAATACAGCAAGCCTTATGAGCGAAAATGCAAACAAGGCTTACAAAGAAGCCCGTGAAGCCTATTTCCAAGACAAGGGCTTGGCTCTTGACCAATGGAAGGCTTACAACGATATGCTTAAAAACAAGGCTTCTTCCAAGCTTGGCGTTATGGAAGCATACGGGCAGAACCTTAACAATGGTTTGGGTCTGTATGGCGATATTACAAGCGCAAGAATCAGCAACAATAACAGCGCAGCGGATGCCTACGCAAATCTTGCGGGTACTTATTCCAACCTTGTCGCACAGGCGGGTAATCGCAGCGTGAACGGCTTTGGCGGCTACGCAGCACCCACACAGCAGAAACTTTACTAGAGGTAGCTATGTTTGAAAATACAAGATGGTCTAACCCAAACTATCAGCCTAACTTTGACTATGGTCAGAGGGTGCAAGCAGCCCGTGAAGGAATGTGGGGCGCAAATGCAGCCGTTGAAGGCTTGAACCTTATTGGTAAGGGCGTTGAAGCTTACGCACAACGCAAGCGTGTAGACGATATTCTGAAAAGGATGTACGATAATAGCTACACGAATCCGCAGACAGACCCGAACAAGTATTTCGGTGTTGATAGCGGTGAACCTGTACAGAATGATTTGGTTGTCGCAGGTGGTGGTGGTTCTGTTACCGAAGCGGGAAACCCTCTTTTAGCCGCTTTGACACAAAAGGAATATGACGAAATTGTGAAAAAGTATTTGCAGCAGACAAGCGGAATGAATGAAGCACCCTTGATGAACTTTGACTATGGAGTTGTCTAATGGCTTTTGGATATGCAAGAGTAAAACCCGATGCTTTCAGCGATATTACTGATGTGCGTGTTCGCAATGACCGCATTATGCAAGATATTGCCAATCAGAAGCGTAATTGGGAAGCGCAGCAAGCAGCCGCAGAATTTGATGCTTTGCAGAAACAGAATGCCCGTAAGGACTACGGGTATTACGATAAGGGTCTTGCTATTCAGAACGGCTTCAAGACACAGCCTTTTGCGGGTAAAGCCCCTTCAATTTCGCAAGGTTTTGCAAGCCTTGGCATCACTCCCGATGGCAAGCTTACATTCGGTTCCCACGGCAGCAATATGGTAATGCCGTTCCGCAGAAAGCCTGTTTTCAAGACGGATGAAAACGGAAATCCTACTCCGTTGTCCGCTGATGAAGAAGCTATCTTGCAGCAAGAAAGCGACAAGACAAGTCAGCAAGCGGCAGCGGAAGCTGCTTCGGGCGCACCTGTGCAAAATGGTGGCAATGGTTCTAGTTCAATAGAAAACCAGTCTAATTCACAAGCAAGCCCGTGGTATGACTTTTTGAAGCATCCGCAAAACACACCTTATGAACTTGAACAGATGCGCAATCAAGGCATCTTGCGTGATGCTGCAATCGCTGCGGCTATGAACAAGCCCGTGTTCTTCCCCGAAGCAGATACTTTGTCTGAACCTATGGCGAAGCTTGCGGGTCAGCAGAACGGACTTGCACAGAGCGCAATGCAGCAATTTACAACCCGTCAAGGTATGGCATCTGATGCCTACAAGATGGCTACAGGTCTTGCTACGCAGTACGCTTCTAACGCAATCCAAGCCGATATTCAAGCAAGGAAATTCAAGGCTGATGCAGAAGAAGCTTACAGAAACGCTGATGTTTATGGCGAACAGGCAAAAGCCCTTTATGGTCAGATGCCCGATGAAATGAAAGCTCTTTCGGGAAAACCCGAATTTCTTGAAGTTGTACGAAATAAGTATGACGAAAAGTTGCAGAATCTTGCACAGGCTTACGATGTTCTAAAAAGACAGCAAGCCGTGTTTCAGAATGATGCGCAGAGCAAGGCAGAACAATCTCAATCATATCTTGCAAAATCCAAGGCTTTCAGAAATGGCGCATCCAAGGTTTCTAAAGATTGGGAACTTGGTTTGGATTTTGGCGGTGGCGAAGAAATTGCAGCACCGCAGATGGTTGGTAACGATATTCGCTTTGCGGGTCAAGGTGATATTGGAAAAAATGGAGCAGGTGCTTACGGGAATTTCAGCAATCCTAAAAATGAAGCTCCCGCTTCATCTACACCAAAAACAACTACACAGACAACTCCCGTAGCGACAAGCGGCGCAAGCGGTAAAGGAAATCTTGTTTTTAAAAACGGCAAGGTAATCAAAAGTTCAGCACCAAAATCTGATTCTAATTTTGAAGAAGGTTCCGCAGAGCGTGATTTTGAAAACCTTGCAAATGAATATTACAAGATTGGTAGATTCGGTGTAGGCGGTGCTTGGCAAAACCTTGATACGCAGGTACAGCGTAGAGCTTTAGATGATAATTGGTTGAGAAAAATCAATGGAGTTAAGCAGAAATTGGCTCTTGATTTGAGAAACAACCCCGAATCTTTCGCAAAGCATAGACCTCTTTTTGATTTCATCCGTTCGGGTAATCAGTTTGGCGATACAAACAAGTTGCTTGAATCCGCTGCAAACCCACCTCAATCATACGATTTGTCTTACTACGCAAATCAGTTCAATGCTACAGGCGATGAAGTTGAAAGAGGTGATTTGCAAGACTACCTTGCTATTCTGAATGAAGGCGGTGCTTTGACAATGCCCGAAGTAAAGCATCTTGAAAAAATGCTTACAGAGCGTTTCCCCGTAACCAATTTGAAGGGCGAAAAGAAACCGCTTCTACAGCAGAACGGCTTAAAAATTAAGTTCTTTAACGCCACAAACGAAGATGGTTCTCCGATGCTTGATGGTAAAGAACAGCTATATTTTGTTCCGTTGAAGGATTCTTTCAAGTAGGTTTTTATGGCAGAAATTTTCCCGAAAAGCGATTATAGACAGCAGGTAAACAAAGTTCTTTCTGAAAATTCTAAATCTCTTGAAAAAGATTTGGAAGAAAAAAGATTCAGAAGTAACCAAGAAGAAATTTTAGCTGTTAGAAAAAAAATCAAACAGCTTAAAGAAGCTGATTCTCTCTTTAGGGAAGGTTTCAAGCTACAGCCATACGCAGAAGCCATAACACAGAAGTCTACATCAGCATCCGCTAATCAGCAAAACGGGTTCTTTGCAAGCTTCAACAACCTTGCTACAGAATACATCAAGCAGAACAATGGTAATGAAGATGCCTTGAACAAGTTCAAGAAGATGAACGCCTTGGAACAAAGAAAGTTTCTTAAGGATAATCTTAACGATATTGTCAACAAAGCGGGTGCGGAATTTGTTCCCGCATTCAAGACAGCATCGGGCGAAGAAGGTGCTACTAAAGCGGACTTTATGGATAGAACCGAAAAGTCTTTGACAAATGAAATCAACTATTTGACAAAGAATGCCACCAAAGCAGACCTTGAATTTCAGCGATACAAGGATATTTACAATGTTCCCTATTGGACTAATAGGGATATGAATAACTTTTTGCAGAGCGACGGCAAGGTTTACCCTACGGGCAGCGCATCTATTCAGCAGAAAACTTTTGACGAAAATACGGGTGATGGTCAGAAAGCATACAAGATGTACAAGGGCGGTAGTGCTTACGGCTCCTTTATGCTTGATTACAAGCGTGACAGAAGCAGCGCAGACCCCGAAATGGATTTCTTTAAAAAGGTAAAAGAAACATACAACAACAAGCCCGTTGTAGACAGGTTTGGTTCTACAACTCTTGCAGACAGATTCAAGAATAAATTAGCTTACGCTGATTCCCGTAACAGCTTTGGCGGTTTTGTTGATTTTGGTTCCCGTCTTACAGGCGCACCCTATTTCAACACTATGGCGCAAGCCCGTGAATCGGGCGCAATCGCACCTAATGAAATGTTCAATCCGATTCAAGGTGTAGAAGGAACGGCAAAGAACCTTGGAGAAATCGGTTTTGATACGGGTACTTTAATTTTTCCTTGGGGTAAAATCAAGAGTATTGCAAAGATAACCGATAAAGCAAATGCAATGACTAAAGCTGCCATTATGGGCGGTATTGTTGGTGCTAAAGGTGCTTTTGAAGGTGAAGAAAAGGCAGACCCTTCTGTTACTATTCCCGCAGCACTTTTAGGGGTAGGTCTTGGTGGTGCAGGTGGGTTGGGAGTTGCATACGGATTTTCAAGAAGATTCCCAAAAGTTTCAGCGGGAAGCGGTCTTGACAAAAGCTTAAAAGAAGCACAATCTGCATATAAAGAAGATGTTTTAGGCATAAAGCAATATGCAAAAAATTCTTTAGATGATATTGGAAATCAAATTGATGCAGAAAATAGAGCGATTAAAAGTCTTGAAAAACAGCAGGTAAAGCAAGAAGCTCTTAAAGAAAAATACATTGACGAAATCAATCAACGCCAAGAACAGAATCGTGGTTTAAAGCTTCGTATGGATATTTTTAGCCCCGAAAATCTTAAGGGCTTGAAAGCGTATGCCCGTAACATAAAAGAGCCTACAGACCCTGTTTCTGCAAAGAATAAAGATATTGTTAATTGGATGCGCAACAAGCAAGATACTTTTATTCAAGAGAACCCCGAATTTGTACGGAACATCGAAGCGGCTCCTTATGAAGTTTCGGGTTTTGATTACGAAAGTCCGTTGCAGAATATGCGCAGACCTTCCGCACCTAACACACAATCGCCTTCTTATCAGTTCCTTGAAGCTACAGGCTACAACCCGTCTTTAGCGGGAACTCCTGTTGGTGAAGGTGAAAATGTTGGTAATATGGTTGAACGTGCGGGAGAATTTATTACAAGAAATCCCGAATACGAAAACGCATTGAAGGCAATCAACCCCGATATTTCGGGCGACAAGGAATTTGGTTTTGGCGCAAGAATCTTCAATGAAATGAAGATTTATGAAGATGAACCTATTGCTCAATTTGTAATAAATAAAAAGTCTTTTGGTAATGCAGGTGAACACGATGCTGCGCTTAAGAACTCCTTTGGCGAATGGCTGAAACGCAACTATCCTAATGGCGTTGACGATTACGATAACGCACAGAGAATCTTCTTTGAAAAACTCAATATCGCAAACAGCGATTATTGGGGAAAACGTGGAACGGGTGTTATTCCCGAAAAGTATAACACAGGCCGCATTGAAGATTCTGATTATTTCAAGCAGGTTAGGGAAACAATCAACAACTCACCTACACTTGACAAAAAGCAGAAACAATCTTTGTTGAATCAGCTTAATACGGCTAAAGAAGATGGTAAGAAGGAAGAAGAAATTTCGGGTATAATCGCAGATGTTCTTCAGAAATCAAACGGAACTATTGCTACAGAAGGGAACGTTGCTGCAAATGTTCGTAAGGCCGTGACCCCAAATTTGATTACAAATTCTTCTTTTGAACGTGTGAAGGCTATTCGTGAAATGCACAAGGCTAGAAGTTCTCTTGCACAGAATGCGCAGAATCTTCGCAATGAAATGCAAGCTACAGAAAGAGCCATCAGAGAAAAAGAAGCCAATGTTTCTACCCTAAAAAAAGATGCAGATTTGGTAAAAGAAAGAACATCCGAAAATTTAGCTGAAAGAAAAAGATTGTTTGATGAAAAGTCAGCAAAGATTAAACAGGTTAAACAGGGTTTCGCCCCTATACCTGTTTATGGTCTTAATATGATTTCAAAATCAATCGGAAACTCTATATCAAACAATCCTATTTCTTACAATGAAGAAGATTATGAATACTTACCGATAACATCTGAAAGCAATTTCTTTTCGGGGTTTGGTGCTAATATACCTCATTTTGGTTATTATTGGAATAGTCCTCTTATGAGAATGCGCCAATCGGGTTCTTTCAACATTTCTAAAACAGGAGCCAAAAAGTGATTCACATTTCCTTTACAGACCAATGGCAGACTTTACTTGACGAAAATGGCAAACCCCTTATCGGTCGTGTCAAGTTCTTCAACGCAGATTCTACGCAGTATAAATCCATCTATTACGATATACAAGGCGAAACGCAGGGCGAGAACCCGCAGTACACTTTACAGGATGGTAGGCTTGAACATCAAGTATTTATCGGTTCGGGAGTTTATACCTGTAGGGTTGAAAAGTTCCTTGGAACAGATGTAAGCTCAATGCGTGACCACGCCAATGACGATACATATTGGCAGAATTACAAGTCTTTCAAGATTTATGGCGGTGCAGAAGAAGTTGAAGGCGGCAGCGACCTAGCAGCAGGTTTCTGCGATACAATCGCAGCTTTGCGCCTTGTAAACCCGTCTGAACACGGGGTAGTATCTGTTATCGGTTACTACTCTAAAGAAGATGGAATTGAGCCTAGAACTTACGTTTGGGTTGAAGGTAACAACGATGCAGAAGATTACGGCTCCACCATTGTTTCTAGCGTGACGGGCTACACAAGCGCAGGGCGATGGAAGCTTTGTGAATCGCCTATTGTTTGCGCAACTACGTTTGGCGTGTTCCCTAACAGGGCTTCCACTATTACGCCTTCTGAATTGACCACCAAGGCTACTGCTTTGGCGCAATACGCAAGATTAAGCCACGTTTGCACAGCTATTCAGTTCAATCGTGGCAATTACGAATTTGCCGAAGGCGCAAGGCTTTCTTTCACAAAGAAGGTGATTACAGGCGCAAGCGTTGTTTCGGGAACTACCATCAAGTTCGGAATGTATGTTGAAGATGGTCAGACACCAAGCGGAACTATTGAAATCGCCTTCATTGGCGGTCTTGACCTTGAACAGAAATCTCCAATAAGTGAAAATGATGATAATGTAACATTCTCTTTTGGAACAGGTTATGTTAGAACATCTTGGTTACAGAATATTGAAAAACACATTGTTGCAAGTCTTTCTTACGAAGGGTTGACAATCATCCTTGACAAGTCAAGCGCACAGACTTTTTACAGCAGCGGTCAGACCATCAAGAATTGGCATTTTAAAGGCTGTGACAAGGCTATGTACCAAGTAATCGGCAATAATGCCTTGTTCCAATCTTGCAGCTTTGAAGGCAAGTGCTTTCAAGTCAATAACGCAAGATTCCTTGATTGCGGAACTCTGTATCAAGAATGTATCTGCGCCAACGATACGAAAATTACTGACGATGTTATTTGGGGTTCTACAGGTGAAATCAAGTCCGAAGGAACTACGTTCGTTTGCAGCGATATTCGTATGACGAAGGCTTATACGGGTTCCGTTGACAACTCCTGTATCAAGGCTATTGGCGAAAATCCTAAAATCGTTTCTACTTTTGAACTCACCTTGAAGTATCTTGATAGGTCTTGGCAGCTTGTAGGAAAAATCGGTTTTGAAAATTCCGACACGCTGTACGCAAGTCAATATTACGATTTTAGCGATTGCGTTGATTATTCTCTCGCCCATCCTAAAACTATTGACCTTGAAAGCGGTAGTTATTCATACACTCTTGACACAGCCAATGTTTCTCAACCTAGAACATTGAGCTTCAAGAATGGTTCTTTGGAATTGACAAAGACAGGTGGTGGCTCCGTTGTAGACAACATCAAGCTTGAAAATTGTGAATTTACTTGCACTAGCGGTTTTCTTTCCATTGAAGCAGAAAATTCAAAACTTTTAGGTTATGCGGTTACTAATCCAATTTCTCTCAATATCAGAAATTGCTATGTAGAACCCGCACAGAATGTTGAATTGGAAGTCAATGAATGCTATGCCAATGGATGCTATTTTAACGGAGCTGTAGCTCTTTTTGCAAATAGCAACAATAGGCTTGAACAGAAATTCATCGGTTGCGATTTCAGTAAGCAGCTTAACCTTTATACGGCAAGCGGTGCTGTTACTAGATGCTTCGTTGTTGTGAATGGATGTTGCTTCAACATAAATAACAGCGGAACTCCTATCACGGCAATAAAAGACATTATCTACAATGGCGGTTCTTGGGCAAACGAAAGCTTGCAGGGCTACAAGTTTGAAGGCAACACTTTTATTGGCGATGCTTACTTGTTGCCAACAAAAAAAGTATGCTTTAAGCTAACATCTTCTACCGATGGTTCTACAACACCTACGGCAAGCGATGGTGATGTTTCTATCGGCTCATTGACAAACTATACATACCCTGCAATATCCACAATATCTAATGATAGGTTGTTAGCTTACGCCAACAAATTCTCTGATTATAGCTTTTTCAGAAACAAGCTTTTCTATTTGGGAATTATTGATAATTTCACTATTATCGCAAAGCCATTAACTCAAAAAAGAGAAATCTATTTCGGTCAAGGTAATAAAGCGCAGATTCTGCCCATTTCAGAAATGATTAAAGTTTCAATAAACGGAAATGTGCAAACATCTCAAAGCATTTACGCAACTAATGGCGATGTAGTACCCGAGAGCAGCTACACTACATTTATTCCGCAGATTGAATGGCTAGTTGAGTTTGAAAAGATGTAATATATATTTCAGAGGATATTATGGCTAACAATACTAATCTTTCGTACCCTTCTGCCTTTTGTCAGCAGTTCCTTGACCGAAACGGAAACCCGTTATCGGGGGGCAAGCTGTACACCTATAAGGCGGGAACTAGCAACGAAAGAATAGCCACATACAAGACTATTGGCGGCACTATTGCTGAAAATACTAATACAAACCCTATCATCCTTGACAGCGCAGGGGTAGCTAGGCTTGTTATTGAGAAAGATAAAGCCTACAAGTTCGTCCTCTATGACAGGAAGAACAATTTTCTGTATGAGTGGGATAATGTAGACAGCGGTGGCGGTCAGTCCGTCTACAACATTGAAGGTACTGATGGAGAAATTACCGCTACACCTTCAACAGACTTACAGGGTAATCTTGTTTTCAAGATTGGTATTGCAGAGCCGTTCAAGCAGACTATCAACGGACTACGTGATGATGTTGATGAACTTGAAAATCGTGTTGACGATATTTCAGAAAGTCTTGAAGAAACGCAGAATGACATTGAAGGACTAGAAAACAGCGTAGAATCGCTTGAAGAATCCATTTCCGAAAAGAAAGACAAGCAAGAGCCATACTCCCTTGATGTACCTTCCAACAAGATTGTAAAGAGAATCAGCCAAGATGCCAACGGGAATATGAATGTTGAATTGCAAGACATTCCCGAACAGGCAGGTGATGATGTTGAAATTGAATCTAGCGAAGGTAATATCAGCGTAGAGAAATCTACACCTGCGGGAAAACAGAAGTTCAATGTTAATGTTAAAGATTATTCGCTTGACCCAAGCAAGTTCAAGGTAGGCGATTTCAAGTTCTTTAGTGTAGACGATGTGACTTTACAGGCGATTGTTGAAGGTTCTATCGTAACTCTTGCGATGAAATCCAAGTACGTTCAATTTGTTGATGAAGATTGGACTTATAACGATGTAAACAACCTCATTAACAACGGAATTTTACCCGTACTTAATTGGCAAGGCATTTTCTTTTACTATCAAGGAAGTGGTATTGAGAATGATGATAATGTTCTTTATTTTCACGAATCGCAAGACAATTATTTTGCGAAGTTTGTAGAAGGCGATGGATTGTATGTTGGAAATATTGAAACTAAAGCGTTGAGCCTATTAGGGAAAAAAGTTGAAATTGTTAATGGAGCGGTTGAACAATTCAAACCTCTTGAAACAATGAACAATTTAACACCGGCTACTTTTGTTTATTTCAGCAGCATTACATCGGAAGATGAATACAGCGTTTTACATCACCTTGAAAATGACGATTACGATTATGCCGTTGTTGAAATAACTTTCCTTTGCAGATGGGCAGACGGAGCAAACATACCTGCTGATGATACATCAGCACAAGGATATACATTGACACCTTACACGGCAGACATTCCTTTTTCATTATTATTGGCAGATAACAACGGATATGTTAAAGGTCAAATGCAACCGATGTTCACGATGAAGGGAAATTCTACAGAATATTCTTCCGTTGTCAACGCTACTATAAAATTTTTGAAAAGCGATAACGTTACTCAGATTATGATTATTCCTAGCGCATCGTTTAATGTAGCCAACTATACATACGGAATAGTCCCGCTATTCACTAGAATAGCTGTTAGTGAAGTAAACCATCGTAAAAAGTCTTTTGTGAAAGTGAGTAGCTAGTATGAATATGAGTTTTTTAAGATTCGGTGTAGACTATCTTGTAGATAGCGATGGCAACCACATCGTTGATTCTGATGGTAACAAGATTATCGTAAACGAATTGCAAGCTAGTTTCTTGATGTTCGGAAGCCCCGATTTATTGGTTGATAGCGATGGCAACCACATCGTTGATTCTGACGGAAACAGGATAATAGTTAATAACCAAGTCAAAAACATTTTAGTCTTTGCATAGGAGTTTATTATGGCAGACAAACAATTATGGCAAGTTACACCCGTAGCAACAGATGTTAAAAACGATGATGGCGTTATCATCGGTGGGCAGACAGCTGGTACAAGATATGCACCTTTAACACTCATTGCAAACTTTGTACACAATCTGTGGGCATCTTTCGTCCACGCCTGCACAGCCATCACGTCCTTTGCGGATGATGATACAATCAGTGTAAGCAACCCGACAGACGGCACCCGCAAGATGTCCAAGGATACACTGCTCACGCTCACGGCGCAGAATGCGAAAGACAGCTTGGGCTTGCTGCCTGTTGCGAAACAACAGATTTTCGGTTATTTAGCTCCCGATGGAATAACTAGCCTAAATGATTATACAGATAACATTGTTGTTGAAATCAACAAAACATCACTTACACCCGTAACAGAATTTCCTAGCGATTATGAAGGTTCTGGCATTTTGATATGCACAAAAACGAATTATTCTAGTTCGAATTACAGAGTGTATCAAAAACTTATCCATTATGGCAGCAGGACGATGTATTCCCGCCTTTTTGATTCAAGCAATAGTGCGTGGACTGCGTGGACAAGCAACGCAATAGAGGGAAAATATCTAAGGACACTAGAAAAGGCTCTGTGGGCAGGTTATTCCGGCAATATGGCAAGCCTTGATGATGCCCCGGTAAATACGTCTTTGATAATAACAGCGACTTCGTCTACTACGACTACTAATTTCCCGGCAGACTTCATTGACTACCCATCGGGAACAGATGGTGTATTATTTACGTTTGAGACTTTAGTCCCGACAAGCAACTCACCAGTCAAAAAACAGGTCTTGTTGCGATTGTCGGACGGTAGAACGTGGAGTCGCAGCAAATTAGTCTCTTGGACGGCTTGGACTGACGGGGCGCTTTCGGCTGCTGGCATTTTTGCGGCATACGGAACGGAGGCTGGCAACTTGCCCAGCTTGAACAATGCAGAAATAAACAAGATTTATCTTTTCAATCCTACTTCTAGCACAGCTACTACAGATTTTCCCGCAGATTACGGAGAAGGAATTGGCGTTTTGTACACGCAAAAGTCAATGTACACTTCGTCATATTACCTTAATGTGCAAATGCTCGTTAAACTTGCTACTGGCGAAATTTGGTATCGTCAATATGTGTCAGCCACGAGCACGTGGAGTACGTGGACAAAGGCAAGCGGAAGTTTGACGGCTTCCGATTGGTTCGGCGTATATACAGACTTGGCAATAAACTTGGTAAGCCTTGACGATGCATTAACAAATAAAACTTATCTTATCGTAAGAAACGAAAGTACAACAACAACAAATTTTCCAATAGATTTTGGCAGCGGTAATGGTATTCTGTCAACGTATCAAGGCAAATACACATCGTCATGGTATTTAAAGTATCAAATACTTACGAAGTACCGCCCAAATGGTGGAACTTGGTATCGTCAATATGTGTCAGCCACAGACACTTGGGGTTCATGGGTGCGGGTTGATGCATCCACCGAGATTACCATTGGGCCCGGCAAAATGTACGCTACGCTTCGTGAAGGATTTGCCGAAGCGTTCCGGCATTACAACTCCAAAGTTATAGTTTATCCCGGCGAGTATGACCTTGTACAAGAATTTGCTGATGTATTGCCAACTATCAGCGACCATAACGGATGCCTTGTCGGTAAGGGGATGCATGTTATATTTATGGCGGGTGCTCACGTGTCTGCAATGGTCGAAAAAGGCAGTTATACTGATGAACAGTTCAATAAGATTAAGTTGTATTTTCATCCTTTTGCATATTATCCAGATAGTAGTGACTTGAATGACGACTTTACAGTCGAAGGACTTGATATTCGGGCGAAACACACACGCTATGCTTTCCACGATGATTACGGCTCGAGTCAAGTACCATGTGTGCATAAGTTCATTAACTGCAAGATGTATTTTGAGAATACAAATACAACTGCTCAAAACAATTTTGTCAGCGCCATCGGTGGCGGGCTAGGTCGCCACACTACAGTAATTATCGATGGTGGATATTATGAATGTAATATTGCAGTCGGCAGTTCAAGCATAATGAATGGCGACCCCGACTATTCTCAAGTGCCTATTTCATATCATAATACAACATCCTCGGATGAAGATTCGGAAAGTAAGATAATCCTTAAAGATGTTTACTTTGCAGATAAGGGGTATTTTAGGGCATCTGCTCTAGGTGGTTCTAGTGTTCCTAGTAAAATATATATAAGTGGTTGCCGTTCTTATTTCCCGCCACTCCTGCAAAAAGGCAGTTCTGTTCCTAGCGAGGCACCTTATTTTAATGTTGAAGTGAAGGCTTCTTGGAATAATGAGGTTGTTCAAAACGGACATTGGGTGCTTGATTCCGATGACCACGGGGCAACATGGATTCCAAGCAATACATAACTAAATCATTACATCCATTACAATGACGCGTGCTGGAACTTGATAAGGCTTGCACGGAGTTGTAACCCATCAATGCCTACTCGCTGACGGATGCCCGCTGTTGAGCGATTTCCCCCTAGCAGCAGACTCTTAATCAGCGTCTCGCAGGTTCGCAAATGAGAATTATGAAACTATCGTTCAAGGACCTCTTGAAGCTAATAGCCCCGTACCTCGTCGCCATCGGCGGGGCTATCAGGGTGTATACTGGAAATTGATAAGGAATAACCAAATATGCTAGAAGGCGTTGACTTAACTCAAATGTACACCACAATGGTAGTTGTGCTGTAAGGAGTACCAAGTTACTCTCAAAGCGTATTTGCTGAAAAAGTTTAGGAGTTTTGTATGGAAAATGTAGTACAGACAACTTTTCAATATATACCACCCGCAGCAATTCCATTTGTTGTGATTGCTGTAGCTTGTTTCTATCTTTATCTTTGGTTTCGTTGTAAGCAAAATTCGGAACAAATGAATAAAGATAAAGAAGAAACACAAAAGAGCATTGACAAGGAATCACAGGATTTGCGTGACCTGTGCAAAGAGAATGCTTTAGAAATAAAGCATCTTAAAGAAGAATTGTCGCAAAAGAACGAAATTCTTGATACATTGCGCTCGCAGGTCAACGAATTGAACGTGAACCTCGCCATCGTTTCTGAAAGAATTGTTACATTGGTTAATGTAATAAAGGAGTTGAAGAAATGATTATATTACTTTGTATGGTGTTGATTGGCGGTCTTTTTGTGTAGCTGCTAGAATGAACAAGCTTGATTTCAAAAATCTAGTTGTAAAAGAAATACTCTACATCAGCGGTGATGATTGCGTTATGGCCTTGGAAGAATCAAAGTCTTTCAAGCGCAGATACCAACTTGACAGCGATGTAGAATATCGTGTGATTACGAATCAAGGCGAATTACACATCTTTCTGAAAAAATGGTTTGAGTTTGACGGTCGCAGCGGTACACCAATCGTAGATTTTGTAGCCCCTAATCTTGGCACCAAAAAAGAAAGATTTACTTGGCTCACACACGATGTAAACGGCTACGATTTAGACTTATCATTTTCTGACACAAACAACCTTTTGTGTGCTATGCTTGTGTACCTGTGCGGTTATAGCAAGTTCAAAGCTTCAATCATCAGATATGCTGTTTCTTTGAGCAAATCTTGGTTCGGTAAACCGAAGAAAAATGATTGGTGTTACAAGAACGTGAACAAAGTAAGCGCAAGGTGGTTTCCCTATGATAATATCTAATTACAGGCTTACAGGCGAAACCCCTTCAAAGAAAAATAACAGAATCGGGTTGCGAAGCGGAAAAAACATTCCATCCGAACGCTATCAGAAATGGAAGAAAGCAAAGCACATTGAGCTACTGCATCAAGGCATTGTATGCCCACCGCTTGAAAAGCCCTTGACGATTGAATTTTTCTTTTACCATACAGACAATAGAACCCGTGACACAGACAATCAAATTTCTAGCATACTTGATTTGCTTAAAGATGCTAAAGTCATTAAAGACGATAATTGGCAAATCGTGAAGCGCATCAGCGCAGTAGCACTTCTTACCAAAGAAAAAGAAGCTTCTGTGAACATTGTTATTTCAGAATATTAAAAAAAAGCTCCGTGGGAGAAAACAAATAAAGCCCACGGAGCATTGGGAGCAATCGTAATCAACGAGGTTGAGAAATGAGTCCTTTTCTTAACCGCTTATAATATAGATTTTTTCATTAAAAACGTAAAAGGTTTTTATGATAAATATTGTTTACGAATCAATGTTAAAATTTTACTGCAAAAAGCTTATCGGCAAACCCTACATTTGGGGAGGTAAGGGCGGTGATGGATTTGATTGTTCGGGTTTCGTAATTGAGGTACTACAGGCCACAGGGTTCTTACCAAATGGAGATTGGACTTCACAGGGGCTTCTAGAGCGTTTTTCAAAGCTAGGGTGGGAAAAGGTACGCAAGGAAGAAATAAAGGGTGCAGAAGTGTGTTTTTGGGGAAAAGAAAAGGCTACGCATTGTAGCGTAGCCCTTGATGATAGATTTATGGTTGAAGCGGGTGGCGGCGATTCTAAATGCACATCCGCAAGCAATACAACGGGGATGGTCAGAATCAGACCTCTTGGGTGGCGTACAGACTTTCTTGCTGCATACAGGCTTCCGATTGTACCGCCATTCGCTCCGCATCCGACTTCAAGGCCTTCCGTCTAGCTTTCGCTTCACGATTCTTCTTTGCGCAATCGGCTCTGTAATTAGGGTCACTTGCGCATCGTTCTGCGTACCGCCTTCGTCTATCCGCAAGATATTTTGCGTATTTTTCGGGTTGGTCTTGCAGCTCAATTCTTCGTGGCGGTCTTGGTTTCTTCGCAAGATGTTTCGCTTGCGCAGCTTTTTGCATCGCTCGGTATTCTTCCGCAAAAACGGGGTCTGAATCAAGTCGCTCTTTGGTTTTCAGCCATCGCTGATGTTCGTAGTTCTTTTTGTGGGCCACAGGGTCTTTCTTAAGGCTCTGTTTAAGCAAAAAGCTTTGGAACATCTTCTCGCTTGATTCAATCAGCTTCTGTTTCAGCGCATCCATCTTTGTGTACCTTGCTGTCAAGCATTTCATCCATACGCAAAAGCACCGCTATAGTATCGTAGATTTCCTCACGGCAATCTTCGTAACGCCCTTCAAGATACGCTTCAAAGACTTCTTGCACTTCTTGCGAAAGAACCCAATCGGCTGTCTTGAAAATGTCACGATTTTCACGGCTTCTTTTGAGAAGGAATTTCACGTTTTCCAAAGTAGTCCCTTCTCCGCAAATTCTTACGCAGAAAAGAGGGTGCTTGGTTTTTGCGTGTTCAAGATGTTCTGCAATTTTCTGAACAATTTCAGTTTTCATCTTTCTGCTACTCCTTTCAAGAATGCAGCGATAATCATAATCGCAATGTAAACAAGGAATACCCAAATTTCAAGGCAAAGGCAACTCCAATGCCAAGGCCAAGCGATAATATCCCAATTTGCACAGGCTCCAACACCTGCAAGTTTCATTACGATGAAAACGATTGTGAGGATTTCAATAAATCCCATTTTATTTCTCCTTTTTTTCACAACCATTCACCTTTTAAAGACTTGCAATCAAAGGGGTCTTTGTCGGGCTTTTGGTCACGGGTGTAAGTACATTTTTTGATTTGTCCGTTAGAATAGTCAATTTCTACGGGTTTTACAGATTCTGATTGCGACCTATATAACATCCTTTCTTGACCTTCTTTTGGATAATCTTTCGTTTTGCTTCACGCACCTTTTTGGTGTGGATGCCGTTTTTTCTGATGATTTCGTCACGATTTTCTTCGTAGTAACGCTTTGAAGATTCTTGCATCTTCTGCTGATACTCCAACTTGCTTTCACCCGTTAAACACAGGTAATAACAATAAGAAAAGGAAAGCTTGTATTTCTTCGCAAGGTTCCTAAAAGAAACACCTGCTTTCCTATCCTTACGAATCGCTTTGACTACATCATCACTAGCCTTCAACTTTCTAGGCTTCAAGAGAATGTAATCGGTACGCATTAGAACGGGGGTTCTCCATCGTCAAAGTTATCGCCATCATTGAAACCTTCATTGGTGGAGCTTGTTTGTGACTTTTCAAACTTGCTCAAAAACTGAATAGTTTCAATCTTCACTTCCGTGGAACACTTTTTCTGACCATTGGCATCGGTGTAGTTGCTGACCATAAATTCGCCTTCCACGTAAACCTGCGTACCCTTCGCCACATAGTTTTCAATCGCTTCTGCGGTCTTTCCGAATGCGACACAGGGAATCCAAGTTGTCAACTCTTTCTGTTCGCCATTGGAATCACGATAACGCTTCGTGGTTGCGATGGAAAAAGTCGCCTTCTTATTTCCGTTCTGAAAGTGGAAAATCTTGGGTTCTTTTCCTACGTTACCAATAGCCATTACTTTGTTAAGATATGCCATAGTTATGCCTTTTTAAATTCGGTGCAGCGCACCATTTTTGTTTTTTCGTTTTCGTAATACTTAGGTCATTCTTTCAGATTCTTGCAATCCTTGCAAGTGAAAAAGCCCCTATCATCCTTAACGCACTTATCCATCAATTACCTCTTTAAATTGAGCTTCAAATTCCTTTACGGCCTTATCACTCGCTTCTTCAAACTTCTTGTCAAGTTCAGCGGCCTGTTCCTTTGTAATTCCGTTGAGCTTCACCCACAGCTTACGGGTGTCAGAAAGCTTTTTCAGAATATTCTTGATTTTGATGGAATATGCCATCAGTACCGAAGAAAACTTGTATATCCTAATAGCTTCCGCATCAAGAATATCAAGGTCAAAACGCTTCTGCTGCATCTGTGTCATACAGGCTTTGTTGGAAGAAGCATTAAGAGCTTTGTAAGCTGCTTTCAAGCTATTGGAGATGTCAAGAAGATATTGGTCAACCGCAATGTTGTTGTTATTTTCGCACATTTTTATTTTTCCTTTTGTTTGATTGTTACTTGATGTTCAAGACACGTTCCTTGGGCTTGACAATGATGCCTTTACCGAAAATCTCCAACATCTTTTCTGTAGTGATTCCCGCAGCCTTGACCATACCGCTTACAGAGAGTTGGTCAAAGAGCTGTTCCTTGGTAGTCAATCCCGAATCAATCAAGCTTTGTGCAATCACACGGGCTTGCCCTTCTTCAAAATCGTAGGTGTAGCTCTGCTTGTTCCAAGACACCTTCAATTCCTTCGTGTCGGGCAAATCTTCGGGAGAGCCTACATTCCAAGTGTGCTTCAATATTTCCTTAATACTCTTGGAGAGCGCATCAGCCTTCTTCTGCAATTCCACAAGGTCACGCCAACCGCTTTTGCCGTTACGCAAGGCGATGAAATCCGCTACTGCGCCTTCATCATCCATATTAAGACCTGCATTTTCAAGTCCAAATCGGTATGCTACCAACGCTGCTTCGGTTGCCTTAAATTCCGAAATATCGGAAGGTTCCATAATTGCGACTTCTTTTGCCATTTTGTTTTTCCTTTTTAGTTGAGAGTGATTTTCTGTTTAAGTGCGCCAATTACTTCGTTGCGCTTTTCTGCGGGAACATCTGCGGGTGTCTTTGCCCCGTAAGCTCCCAAGATTTCAAGAGTTACCTTTGTGTTTTTCTGCGCATACTTTTCAACAACGGCAGCAAATCGCTTCGCCTTTTCTTCGGGGCTTTCCTGTGCGGCATCCTTCTTCTGCTGATTCTGCGCAGGTTTCTTGCCGTTCTGATTGTCGCCCTTACCCATAGTCCTATCAAGAGAATCGGGTTCAGCGATTTCAAACGCATTCTGATACAGGTAACGCTTGATGTAGCTTTCCACGGCTCCAAGGTTCTGTACTTCGTGACAACCCTTCAAGGATGCCGTAGACATAGGGCTTGTAAATACGATGCTTTCCTTGGTTTCGCAATCCGTAAAGGTAAGCGTTGCGCCTTCGGGAGTGAAATTAACCATCGTGGTAGCCCTGTTTCTTGCAAGAATCGGAATGAGCGCATTCAGAATATCGTCAAGCTCAAAGTAATCGTAACCTGCATAGGTATTCTTACCCGACTTCTTCACGTTCGCATTCTTGAAAGCCAAACGGCAATCATTGAGCTTATCGTAGATAGTGAGCCTTGCTCGCTGTTCACGTTCGTTGTTTGTTTCCATTGTTGTTTTCCTTTTAGAATTGGTGTTTTAGTAGATTCATCGCCTGTTCGGGCAGCATCGTAAGTCCACGGATTTCGTCAATAGCCTTCTGTAGTGATTTAGGCACTTTTCCCGTTGCAATCGGATAAACCTTACCTTGCTCCGTTTTGATAGTTAGACAACAGCCATTCTTTGTAATCTTCAATTCTTGCATCTTTTACCTTTGCCTTGAAATCGTAAAATTCTAAATCAGAATGAAAATGAATTTGCCAAATAGTATCTTTCCCTTCATCCATAAGAATGTATAAGTCTTGAAATTTATTGTTAGCGAAATGCAGGTAATCTGAAAGTTCTTGCATAGCCGTTTCAAGATTCTTTGAATAAGAGTTGAATGTAATAAATTCACCCCTTTCATTTTCTTCTTTTCTGTTGCGGAAAGTACCGACAGAGAAATTGATTTTTTTTTCGTTCATTGATTTACTCCTGTGTTCATCAGAACACTATGTAATATAGCTTAATAGCTACCCATTGTCAATAGGCAGCGTTAATTTTTATTGTAAAATTATAAAAACATTTTCTTGAACCTAAACCATTTATCCACATATTGCGGGTCTGCGGGGCTTCTGTTTTTGCATAGGAAGTCAACTTGATTCTTCATACTATTTATCATCATATAAAGCTCGCTTTGGTTGAAACATCCGAAATTCCTTGCAAGAGCAACCCATTTACTTAATTCAATGCCTTTCAATTTCGCATCGGCTTTAAGTTCGTCAAGCTCTTGATGCGGCTTTTTTGCTAAATCTTCAATCAGATTTTCTAATTCGTTTATTGAATTACATCCGTATTTGCGCATCATCCAATGCCATTTTCTCAATTCCTCTCTTACGCTACAATATTCATCGTAATCTTTGCGCAATGTTGTATTGAATGCGTTCCAAGCTTTTAATTCTGATGGATGATGAATATTCAACGCTCTCGCCACAAATTCCCTGTCAAAAATTGAAAGGAAATTTATATACATTTTTCTTAACAACTTAATCATCTGACAATATACTCCGCATCTGAAAGTTTAATATAATCAATTGGAAGATGTTCCATTATTACCTCATTATGTTGATTGTTAAGTTGATTATATTAAGAATGATTAAACCGATGTTCCCAAATGCCCCAACCTTACCCCAATTTACTTCTTTCTTCATTGTACCTTCTTTCAAAGTTTTCTTCAAGCAAACAATATTTGCAGACAAAAGTAAGTTCTTGAATTCTGTACACACCGCCTGTAAATCTTCCGCATTTGCTGCAATGGTCGCTAGAATAATACTTATGGTCTACTAGATACTCCTTTGCGATTTTTTCCGCTATTTCATCATCAATCTTTTCGTCAAAATGTGCTTGCTGAAATACTCCATCAATCATTTTATACTCCCTTGAAATCTAGTTTTTCTTTAATCTGTTTAATCATATCATTAAATTCTTCTTTGCTGATGCGCTCCGATGGCGGGGGCGGCAAAGCATTGCGAATCGGCCTATCCTTGCAAATCATCTTGTACGCTTCGTTAAGCACTCTGATTGTAGGAACATCAGCAATCACACGGGCTTTTCTGAAAAGGATTTCAACTTCATCTTCGTTGATTTCAATGGTATCATAGATTTCCTTTGCAGCTCCAAGCAGGGTATCGTCGGTAAGCTTTCGCCCTGCAAGCTCATAGCTTGCTCCAAGCTGAATCAGAATCTTTCGCATCTTGTTATCCATTTGCACCTGTAAATCTCCTGTCTAAACTCATATCAGTTGATACACAAACTTCTCCATTGTCTACCTTTTTTCTGCATTTGGAACAAATATCATAAACGTATCTCGTTCCACCATAATTAAAGGCAATTTGATTGTATAATCTAATAGGCTTTTCTATAAGTTCTCCTTTACCATAATCTCTGACTTTCGCTGTTACAATCATACCTTCAACATCCTCGCCACAGAAATCGCAAGATATAACTTCTACATTTCTTCTCATTATTTCACTCCTAGAATTTGTATTCCTCTGCCTTTGCTCTGCACTTGCGTTCTACATTGTGCCACTTATAATACCACGTATCTATCCTAGTTGCATATATTCCAAACCACTTTGAATTTTCATGAAGCGATAAATAATTGTCTAAATTGACTACCGCTTTCATCGCTTTAGCCCTTTCAGCCCTAGCAAGCCACAGAGCACGTTTAAGCCTTTTTTCTTTCCACACAAGCTGATTCACCAACTCGCAACATTTGCACAAATCATACGTTTGTGGTGGCTCACGTTCAACCAATGAATCGGGGTCACTATTCCAATATCGGTTAATCTTCGGCATTTTTCCTCTCCTTGAACTTGTCCGCTAGGGCGAGCCAACGTTTTTCCCATATCATATAAAATGCGGCTTGTTTGTCCGTGCCACCTTTTTCGGGGATGAAAATTGCAGCAGCCCACACCGAACGGCAGAGTTTCGCCATCGCCAAGCACCGCTTGTATTTGTTATGACGGATTTTATCTTCGGATTCTGACTTAAGCACCCAATGTCCATCATCCGATGGGGTCATTATTACATCATAAGCTTTCATATTACTTTACTCTCCTTTGTTTTCTGCTATTGCGCTTGATTTGTTGATGTTTGCTATGAT